CTAACATATTTGTCTTTAATAAACTGGTCATTTGGATTGACTTTAACAGAGACTGGCATAACCAAATCAAGATAATCAATCATTACAAAGTCAACTTTGATACCAGTTTGTATCTGTACTTCTTTCAAATAACTACGAATGTCGTTTACATTACTTTGTGCAGGCAATCCTTTAACACGATATTGACCTGCTTTCTTTGCAGCCATTTTAATCTTAAGTTCAGTGCCATCAATATCTTTACGAATATCTCTGGTACTCATCATAGTCAACATTGCGTCTGTTCTCAATGAAGTCAATTCTTCTGACAATTCTAATGAGATATAAACACCACTCAATCCCATATTCAACCAGTTCAATGCGATATTCATCATCACCAAACTCTTACCTGAACCTGAACCACCTGCAAAGATATTCAATTCACCACGACTGAATCCACCATATAATAGTTTATCCATCTGCGGCCAGCCTGTGCTTTGTTGACCGCCTGCATTGAAATACTTGTTGATACGTGCTTTAGGATCAGCAAAGTAATCTGTACCCATGTCACGTTGCAAACTAATTTGTACTGCCTCTTTGATTAGTTTCTCAACGGGACCAAAGTCACCCTTCTCTAACAAATCGGCACTCTTAAGAATCGCTCGTTCTAATTCTTGTCGTTTAGTGAATGATTCAAACTCTGCTAGAAACCACTCAGTGTGTTTGTCACCAAAATCTTCAATCGTATCAATCTGTTGACCTGTTGTTGCCTTAATTTGTGCGCTGTCGGGCAATATACTATACTTCTCGCTGTATTCTGTAATGAATTCAGCAACAGGTCTCAATGACTTATCAAAGTTTTCAGCATTCATAATGTTCATAACCCTTGTATACAATTCTGCATTGGTCAGCATCATTTGTATAAAGAGTCTTTGAACCTCTACATTATAATCCTTTAACAATCTGTTTCCTTCTCATCTCAATTTTAATTTTACTTGTTGTTGCATTTTGTAATATACTTAGCAATGTAGGAACCTTGCCATATCTTATTACTGCATCATTCACATCTTTAATGTCACTTTCCCAATCAGGTAAACTAACACTATATCCCAAATTCAATGCTGTCTCGCATATCTCTAAGCCAGGCTTATCACGATCAGGCACCATGATGATTTGTCTGTTTAATTGTCGCAATAGTTGTGCTTGTTCTGGGCTGATATTGTTATGTGTCAATGCACAACCATCAATGCTCAATGCATCAAATATACCTTCAACAAGAATACATACTTGCCACTCTGGCTTTTGAAAGTCGTACCCAAACACATAACCTACTTGCTGATTTTCAGTAATGAATTTAGGCTTACGGTCATCTAAGTATCTGCTTGTGTGACCAACTATCTCATTGTTATATGTGAATGGGATTATCACACGATTGTTGTTGCGACCTTCATCATCAGGTGTTACATAGAATTTGTTTCTTGTTGGGTCAATGCTACGCTTTTTAAGATAGTCAACAAACACCTTATGCTTTTCATTGTTAACATCTATCAATTCACAATCAGGCAATGATTTTGCTTGTAGATTGATTGGTTTTACTTTCTTAAACTTTCTAGTAAAGTCTAGTAAGTCTTTGTTTTGTAAGCTTTCTAAGCTCCAACGTTGTATTTGTAATTCGTCTACACCAGACCACATCAACAGGTCTCTAACACGTTGAGTTATACTACGACCCAATTCAAAATGACAACTATACCCACAGTTGAAACAATTATATGTCCAACTGTTTTCATCTGCGAATTTGATACCACCACGCATTCTACGGTCGTTCTTATGCCCACGCTTATCACAACAAATGGCATTGAAGCTGTGCCAGCCACCCATTGTTGTTTTCTTCTTACCTGGAATAATAGACAGTATGTCAAACATGTTACTAGTATAACATATTTTTAGTACAAAATCAACTTGCTTTGGCTTATCTTGTATAGATATGGGTGGCGTCTCCGCCCGTACTTACAAACTTAAAACGCATGTATGGGTGAAAGCCTGTGATGTTAAATGAGTCACAATCCATTTGACTGTCATAAGTCATAATGTCACCAATATCGTACCAATCAACATCTGCTACCGTAGAACCTTGTATTTGCACAGTACCTGAGTAGTTATCAAAATACATTTGTGCTGTTACATTGAATCCTTCTCTTGCAGAGAAAATACTGCTATAGTAGGTAATAGCAGGACCTGTGCGTGTTGGTAGTTGATGGTTAGGTACTTGTATTAGATTAGATGGAGTAAAGTTGGGCATTACACTGTCTAGTATTTGAAGTTTACCTCTTGCACCTGAGTTGTGGTCCACGAACACAGGTAAATCTGTAGTACCATCCGACATTTCAATGCTGTAATGGCAATACTGTGATTCAATATCAATCAAATCTGTATCAATTGTATCCAATTGTACGATTCCGTTCAACGCAACTACTGTGGTTAGCATCTTACTAAATAGTAGTTTAGTTCCATCGTCACTGATGATTCTAAAGGACAACTCTTTACCGGTTACGTTTATGGGCTTTTGGTCCTGGTTAATCAATTGGAATTGCAGTCTATTGTCAACTCCCTTATGTAATTTTAAGGTTTTTGCGTACACGGTTTGATATCTCCTAATTGAATTGCCGGACATCATCACTATAATTTCTCTAGGGATGTAAAAATAAACGGATGTTGAATACACTATGTTTGGTCCTTTTTAGTATTTATGACGATTTAAATATAAAAATATTATGGTTAAACCCGGTAGATAAATATCCTAGATACATTATATAATGCAAACTGACTTCTTCAAAAACTTAAGCGAAAATCACCCCTTTATCACCGTATGTTCATATAGTAATCAAGACTATGTTGGCATTATACAAAACAGGGATGATGTTGTCACCACTATCTATGATTATGGAGCTATCATACACAGCGAATTACGTGAAAAGTTCCTAGAACTTGGGGATATCTGGTGGTGGGAAAGTAATAGACTGATACCCATCAATATGTTTCTTAAGGAAGAATGGGCAGTTTTCAAACCCTATTTGAGAACGTTCAACAATAAAAGTCTCACTATAATTCACGGCCCAATATGTAGTATGAGTGAATTAGGGCGCAGAAAATCCAAAAGACGTAGCATCACACTAGTCAAACGCTTGTACTAGATTCTTTCTCTAACAAATTCATATGAACTGCTACTAGCCAAGCATAACCAATTGCATGTGCTTTCTTAAAACTATACCCATCAACATTCTTTTCCCATACACTTTCACCGACTTCTTTCCAAGTCTGACCAATTAAATGTTTCTTTCCAGGGCGAATAATTGCTAGCATCATAGCAAGTCTAGGGATACTATCTACAGGTTCAGGCATCTTTAGCATACTGTTATAGTGATTGCTCAAATGCACTAACTTACTTACAAACTCAGGATTACGCAATAGTTTCCAATTAGGATCTACCATTAAGTCAATTAGTTCCATTTCACTTTGTATTTGACTGTATACGTGAACATTCAACAAATCTAACTTAAGATAGCCACGGTCTTCTGCGTCAACATAATCAATATTAGCCATGTCATTTATTGCATCGTAGGGCACTTCAGTAACATGCACACCTGTGTTGTGTTTACGCATTGGATTGACTTTACGCATTGCCGCAGGTATATGTTTGATATGTTCTAATATCTTACTGCGGTCACCAAAGTCAATATCAATATCAAAGTTCATCGTGGCTGAACCAATCCTGCTTTCATTAATTTCATATAACCATTTTGTAGAATAACTGCTTGTCGTTCAGCATCTTCTACCGCTTTGTGTGTTGTAGCATAGTTCCCGTCTTTTAAACTTACACCAGTCACTTCATAGATTGTTCGTGTGTCACGTACTTTCCAAAAGGGCCAGGGGGGAATTTGTCCTAGTTGACCCCATGCATGTTCCATTACAACAACGTCAAATGCCGCACCATTACTCCATACATTGTTATGATTCCAACAAAACTTATAAAGCTTTGCCATAACATCTGCAAATGATTCACGCCCTTCATCGCCCATTGCTTCTTCAATGGCTGCAGGATTCTGTGTACTCCACCAACGCAATGTATCTTCATTGATACTACGATTATAGATTTCAGTTTGATCCTCAATGGTAGGACGCAATTCAATCTTATCAATAATACCTGAACCTCTAGGGTCAAATAATACTGCACCTATAGTTAAGATGACACAATCAGGCTTTGTGTCTAAACTCTCAATGTCAATCATAATATCTGCCATGTTACCACCTTAACTCTTTCAATAAACTTTTAACTTCGTTGACTTTTTCTGTATCTTTCGCAAACTTCATTGCCCACTTGACTGGATTGATATAGTCATAAACAATCTTTAACTGATCGGGTGTTAATTCATCTAACAGTTTAACACCACTTTCACTTTGATACAAGACCCATGGGCTAATCTTACCTGTTGTGATTGCATACAATATCTTGTTACGATTACCATAACGCAATACATCATTTGGTTCAATGCTTTGTGCAGTTGCCATATCCAAACATGTTTCAGCACTACGATGAACTGCATCTAATGGATTTTCTACTGCCAAATACTCAATCAAAAACTTGTTGTAGTTTGTATCTGTTGCCCATGTATCAATCTTAATGTTTTCTTTCAACAGATAGTCAACATATCGTGGAACATTGATAGCATTCACTTCAACGCAATAGTTACCGAACTTAGCAAACGCTGTATAGTATGCGCTTTTGATAAAATCCTCATACAGTCTTGGCTTTTTGCTTGTGCTATGTCTTGTGTAGAATTGTAGCCAGCTTTGAAAGCCTATACGATTCCCATGCTTGTCTCGTTCTAACCAACGATGCTTATACTCACAGATATGCTTAAGCAAGGTAGTCTCTTTAATGAAACTACGTTTGCAAAACTCACAACTATTTGCTATATCAGTTGCCGTTGTCTTTTTCGTACTGCTTGATATCTTCATCGGTAACAATCTGTGATAGTGTTTCAATGTCCTCAATCTTTAGTTGAGGGAATTTCTTTGCTAGATATACCTTTGTCTTTTGTTGGTCAACAAATACAGTTGCTAATTTTTTAGTAGCGTCACCTGACTTAGGATAAATCTTTGCGTAATATTCTGCTACATCTTTTTCTTTAGGAACTTCTTTTAACTGTGATACTTTATTTGATAGATGTGGTATCCATTGATGAAACTGTTTACCCATACCAGGGCTTGCCGCACATAACATATACCATTGTAGTTTAGGATGATTTGAAATAGTACCATCTAGCATATGTACGTTTGCATTTAGGTTTGTGCTTTGTAGATAGTAACTTTGCAACATACCATCACCCTTGACTGCACTCATCCAATGAATCATCATGTAGGGTGTGAACTTTTTCTTTTGTTCGGGTGTTAGTCTGTCGTAATAGCCATAGTCTTTCTTGTCCAATGCAGTAATAGCCTCGAACAAGTCAAAGTCTATATTATCAAACTTTTCGTCTGCTGGAGTTGATTTCTTTGTTGCCATTAGAATGCCTGACTATAATCTACAATCTCACAATTTCTGCTTACTTCTTTGACAAAATAAACACAGCGAGGTTTATGTCCATCTTCAATCGGGATACACAAGAACTGCCCGTTCTTTAGTCGGGGTGCATACCAAGTAACGTCATGGTATATGTCTAATATTTCAATGTCTAAGAAACTTGGCTTGAAACTTGTCAATGGATTGAACTCAAATACTTTGAATCCTCTGTCATTGATGCTAGTTAATGGAAGTGTTTCCAAGTCACCTAGTTCAGGCTCACCAATCAGTATCTGCCAGTCGACGGGCATTTTGATTGTAGTGTTACCTATACGTAATACCAATGCGGCACTGTTGAAACTCTCTAAAAAGATTAACGGTATGTAATGATAATCAACGTTAGAAGGATTACTATTATCAAGGATTGCAAAGCGTAAATCATCTATCTCTTCCGGCAGTGTTTCAAGGTTATATGTTTCGTTATCAAGTGTTAGAATTTTCATATTGATATTATATCATCCTTTCACTTGTAAGTCAACTTTTCAATAGCAAAAGGGTAATTAGCCTCTTTGTAGAAAGTCTTGCGTTGGGTTAAGTGTCTTTTGGCGAATTTGCAGGAGCTTGTGAGGTCCCATATCTGGACGAAATCCTTGTCATCCGCCTTTCTAATACCCCTACCAATGCTCTGGATGACTCTAACAAAACTCTTGCCAGGTTCAATAAGAACAAGGTTGAATATTCGTGGTATGTTGATACCAACCGCCGCCACACCGTAGGTTGCGACAATGATTTTGTTTGTGCTGGTGGCAATTTCATCGTATTCTTCCAATCTTTCTGTCATGTTTGTGTCACCCGAAACAAACACTGCATCGGGTAATCTACTAATCAATTCTTTACCTGCATTTAGTCTATCAACTAACACAAGTGTGTTCCCTGACTCCTTGATATTTAGTATCAGTTGAGCAATGGTATCTAATCTTTTGGTATCTTCTAATAAGTGTTTCAATTCACTTTGATAATTACTGAACTCTACAGTATCCTGTAATTGCACAACATTCACATGACATTTAGCAAGTACACCGCGTTCCTGCAATTCGCTTGCACTTAGCTTATTGATAACATTACCAAGACTAACATAGATTGCTTGTGCTTCAAAGATTGCTTTAGGTATTGTTCCAGTCAAGCCCCAGCGAATTGGAATGTTTGCCATGACACCTGTTAATAACTCTTTAAGTGCATCAGCCTTAGCCATGTGAACCTCGTCAACCATGACACAAACTACACCTTCTAAAAATTCACCGATTGGAACTTCTGCTTCATCTGCTTTTGTTTTCTTAAGCATATTGTTAAGACTTTGCCATGTACAGATTGTATGTGTCTTACCAAATTCTTTTCTGTCACCAAAGTATACACCAACATCAAGTCCTAAGTTAATGTAATCTGCTTCGGTTTGTACAACAAGACTTTTGTTTGGTACGATGACAATGCTACGACCATAATTCTGTACACTATAACTTAGTGCGGCAGTGATTAATGTCTTACCTGCACCGGTTGCAATTTCTTGTAGTGCTTGTGGATTTGCTAGAAAGTCATTGACAATCTTTATTTGATAGTCACGAAACATAACAGGTTCACCCTCTTTAGGATGACCTTTAGGCCATGTGTATTGACTGAAACTATCCTCTTTGATTGGATTGAAAGTAAATGTAGTGCTGTACTCTCGCAAGTCCTCTAACTCAATATCATATCCTGCCATGTCTAGTACAGGAAGAATCTCAGGCAATAGATTGACATAACTGCTACCACCTAGACTAAAGAAACTGATTTTGCCGTTCCAACGACCTAGCCGGACACTCGGCAGATATCTTGCACCGGGCTTCTCATATTCGAATTTCTTCATCAATGCTTTTCGTTCGGCAAGCTCTAAGCCTTCGATTTTAACATTGACCTCGTCTTTAATAATTAATTTGCAGGATCTCATTTGTACATTCTAACATAATCCTTTCAGGTCCACAACACATATGGAAATAAGAGGGGCACGTAAGCCCCTCTTAACTGCTTGACGAAAGGGTAAATCAAGCAGATTTCATACAAGTACTAGTAGTCAAAGCTTTCCAATTGCTAGGACTAATCTTTACTAAGTCTGCAATTTTCAAACACATACGCATACTCAACTCACGCAAACGACTTTGATTCTCAAACATAAAATCAATAATCATTTCGGCTTCATTGTTTTCAAAGTCATAGTCTTTGAACAAACCACCGTCAGCATCACGATGCACTTGCTTGATACGCAACATTTTGTCACGCTCGCTATCAATAGTCAGGTCAAGAAAGTGACAACGACTTTGCAATGCCTCTAAGTGATCCTGCAACTTTTTGCTTTTCACATTTTCAAACTTCAAGTTTGTAATGAAAATAGCAGTACCGTTAAAGTCAAAACTGTCAGGGATACCTTCACGGCGCAACAGACTAGAATCGCTATTCCAGCAAATGCGTCTACGCTTACCGGAGTCCAATGCAGCCTTAAGAATGTTCAATGACAAGTCATCGGCAAACACACTATAACAATCGTCAAACACTAACACGTTTTTACGATCCGAATACTTGTACAATTGTGCGTACAAGCCCAGTGCGGTCATCGCACCTTTGATAACTTCATAACGAACACGTTTGCCTGCAATTTTGTCAAACAATGTAGCTTTTTCAAGTTGTGTTTCAACACCGAATGACTTACCAACTCCGGGAGGACCTGATACAATCATTGCACGAATATCACCGTTGATAGCCGCTTTTGACATTTCATCAAGCACCTGAAAGCGGGTAGCAATACGATTCATTGCTTCCTCGTCAGTCTCTTTGACTACGGGTGCTTTAGGTTGTTTTGCTACAAACTGAATAGCATCTGACATAACATTATCTCCATCTATAAATTCAATTTGATGAATGTCGGACACTTTGACCCTAACATCTTCACCGCCTACAGGGAAATGTCCCTCGTTTTTAACTGTCACAAAACTGCCTTTAGCACCTGTTTGAAAACCCTTAACAAGTGTAAAAGTTTCATTCATCACAGGCATATTGCGATACTCACCACTAACAATACGAATCGTTGACATAAAAACCCCTTTTCAATCAATCAATACAAGTATTATATACGAAAGACCATTTATTGTCAAGTTTTGGAATTGATTTCTTTCAATTTTTCGTTATACTCAAGTCGTGCTAAAACAACACCGTAGACACCGTATACCATGAATCCTATTAGGATAGTTGAAAGTGCATACTGTACTACAATAGTAGGTGTATAGAAAAGCATTACATTTAGTAATAGTGAGCCACCTACAATACCTAGGGTGATTGCGATAGTCTGATAAATTGCTCTTTGCTTAGTAGTCATTTTTGTTCCTTTAGTTAATTGATACGTGTATTGTACACCCGTTTGGATTTATTGTCAAATATTTGTCAATTCGTAATTTTTAACACTATAGTATTCAAAATCGTCACGGGACTGAGCATAAAAGCTACCCTTCATTAAAAGTACATCTTTTGTTTCAAACAATTGATTCCATACACTCAACAGAGGATTCTTAGCATCAATCGCAAGCATAACACCATGATTAGAATCATCCTGCAACCAATAGTGAAACTCATGTGTTCGCTTTGTTTTGCGTACTAATTTTTTCAAAGGTGTCAATGACTTTGTTGTATGTTGAATTTTATCAACGCTATCCATTTTGACATTACGTACTGTACAACGAACCTCGTCAAGTCCAACATCATAGTCTCTAAAGCTAGGTAAAAAGTAAGCAACACCAATCATTTCCTCACGAAACTTTTTAGGATCGCTATGTATCAATTCATTCAAATCATTACGATACTTTGTAAGATGATTTCCTTTAAGCTTCCACAACATAATTTTCTTGCTGTAGTAGTCTTGGATTTCTGTTGCCTCTGTTCTATCTTCCGACGTGATAAATTCTAACAAATGTCGGTCTAGCATGTTTTTCATACCAGTAGACAATGACTCATTATTTTCACGCAACCGTCTCCATGTGCAGGCTAAGACAAGCAAGTCCTCAGTGCTTTCAAGTATAGAGTATTTTTTAATGTGTGATCCGTATGCAGATTGTTCTTCACCAAAGATTGAACTGGGTGATGCGTATGTATTTTTTAATTGGCTCATGTTTAATCCTTGAATTGGTGAAGCAGATAAACCCACCGGCACATAGCCATTTACACCATTTACAGTAGACAATCCATTTGAGATTATTGCCATTTTATTCCTTAACTTATTGTTGCGTCTTCCATACCAGCAGTACGGAGTCTTGTGATATGACCAAGCATAAAGTTCTTGCTGTCTAAACCTTTTAATATGCCTAACCAACGATTACGTAATAATGCTACTTCATTGATTAGTGTTTCATAATCAATAACTTCATCTTCCCCGTCTACATACTTTTCAGCATCACGACTGGTCAGTGCTCTATTATACGCTTCTAAATATTTTTGAAAATGTTTTCGGCGAATTTTCCGTAATTGAATGTTAAGATAGTTCAACACAGCCTCAATCTCTTGTAGCTGGTTGAACCTCTGTTCTGTGATTCCGGGTAATGCGGCAATATTCTTTTCAATATTACCATAAACGCTTACATCACGCTTTGCATTCAATATCTCAGATTCATAATGAGAAATAAAATCGGGTATCACACTAAGGTCTTGTGTAACTCTAGTGTACCAATTCATTAATAATCTTCCTCGTTATCCTCATCATAATCTTCGTATTCTTCTTCATCACCCAATTGATCGGCATAGTACTTCAATGCAGTAGCAATCTCTTTGTCACCCCGAAATGAATCTTTGATATCATCGGGTTCAAAGTTATTGTCAATCATATAATTGACTAAAGTTTCTGCGGCATCAGCACGTTCATGCAAATCAATATGATTACGCAATGCATCCCAAACTTCGGCTATTACACTTAGGCTCATTCTACTGTCTCCACTTCAGTTACAGGTTCTGCTATCTTTTCAATTCTGGAACTGTACTCTTTCATTACAGTATCCAAGCAACCACCTTCATTACTCTCCCAACCCTTACGGAACATCTTTAAGATTTCTCCGTCGTTGGTAGTGTAACTCAAACGATTACCTTCTTTAGTAAGCAGGTCATTCTTCTCAAACAAATCAAGCAAACCGCTGTATGGGTTCATACCTGTTTCATAAGGAATCTTAATCTGTAGTGTTTCAAAAGGTTTAGCATATCGTGTTTTCATAATCTTACATGCGGCACGAATACCATTTACTTCTGAAACTTTGTTACCATCCTCATCTTCTTTGAGTTTGAGTTTCTTCATAGCAACAAGAATACTACTTGCATACACAAAGCCTTGACCGCCTGACACTTTATCATCTGGGTCAAACATATCCTGACTTGCGTATGTGTGATTAGTTGCTACCATACCAATGTTTAAGTTACCAAACATGTTAACTGAATTGCGAACAAGTGCTGCCAATGCTTTTGGCTTACGACCCATGTCACCCTTCATGTCACCTGCTTCAAACTGATTAACGTCAGTTGGTGTTAATAGCATACCCAAACTGTCAATGACAAACAATACTTTAGGTCTGTCTTCTTGCGGGAGTAGTTTATAATCAGCAACAAATTTACTGATTGTCTTGGCTACGTCATCAATCATAGCCATGTTTAGTTTTAACAATTTATCTTCTGTGGTCTCAACGCCTAACGCATGTAACCATTTCTCATCTAGCGCATTTTCCGAATCGATGAGTACCACAAATATACCTTGTTGCTGTGCGTGACGTACCAAGTTGCCAGAGCAGATGTAACTCTTTCCGGAACCAGACTCGCCAGCAAATACAGTGACCTTCCCAAGAGGCACGCCTTTGTTAAAATCACCACTAATAAGATAGTTAAGTGCATAATTTCCTGTATTGATCCAATCGGTCGGATCATTAAACCCTATACTAAGACCTTCAATGGACTTAGTGATTTCTTTTCTAAATTTACTTACGTCAAATGGCTTACCCAATTTTATCTCCAATGTGTTTACCATTAGTATACATACTAATAGGTTGTTTATCAAGTAGGTCGGGACATTTCTCTGCGATATTATCCAATTCATATTCACTTGGGAAGTGACGCAGTAGAGTTCTTGCCCGATCCCTAACTAAACTAGGTACTCTTGGTGTTTTACCAGGATCACATAGTTCTTCTAGCAATTTTTTGCTTTGCTTAATAGCCCGATATCTTTCGTCTGGCAATGTCATATTGTTCTCCTATGAGGGGGATTTCTCCCCCTATAGATTAAGCAGTCTTTGCTTGTCTAGCACGGATCATTGCTAGAATGTCTTGTGCTTTATCACTTGATGGTGCTGTTGGGATAGACACTGATTCTGCCATTGCTGGCTCGTCATCAGGGATACTAACTTTAGGAGCAGGAGTTGCGACTGGGGCTGGTGTTTCAGCATCGTCTGCTTTACCGCCTGCTGGTGCTTCCAAACCATAAGGTCTGAAATAGTTACCCCAGCGTTCATTGTCGTATGGCTTGCCATCTACGCTTGCTTCAAACATTTCTTTCATAATGCGTAGTTCTGCTTCACCTGGCTTCTTAGGTAAGAAGTCTGCCAATGTGTACAAACCATGTGCGGCAATTGCGGCTTGTTCTGCCTCAGTCAACGCTGATTCTTTACGTGACCATGTTGAAGTAGAATAGTCAGCATAACCACCTTTAGTTGTTTTCTTAACGTTGAAGTCAAGACCACGCAAAAAGTCAGTTGGCAATTCTTCCATTTCAGGATCCATCAAACTTGATTTGATGATGGTAAAGATTTGTGGGCTGATGATAAACTTACGAATTGGGTTCGCAGGTGTTACGTCATCGCCAAGAGGATTTTGACGAACAAAACCTTGGAAAATATAACTGCGTTTCTTCCAATACTTGTTTGCCATTTCTTTCAAACTTTCGTCTTTGTACCATGGACGAACTTCTGCCAAGATTGGGCAAGAGTTTTCAGGTCCATACATTTCAACGCAAGGTACTTGTACTTGAATTTGTTTTACGTTTGGATCACCCTTAACACCATTGAATGGTAGTTTGATGATTTGACGTTCTACCCAAAAGAAAGTATTTTTACTATCTGCATCTGGTAGGAAGCGAATTGACGCTGTTGTGCCTTCGTCCATATTCCAGTGGGGGTAGATTGAGTTGTCAGATTGTTTTGTAGAACTGTTGTTGCTACCTGACTTGTTTTCTTGTGCCGCGATACGGGCACGAATTTCTGCTAGTGATGCCATGTTATTCTCCTTATTTCATTAAGATGGTCTTTGTTTTTACTATTCGCTACACATTATTATGTAACTAACATCTCGTAAGTATAAACTACTTACAGCGAAATGTCAAATATATTTATGCCGAATGTGGCAAACCTCACCTTTTTAGTGAGGTTTTTGTAAAGTTATTTACCCAATAATCGTTTGAGTTCATCTAACGGGTCAACACTTTCCATTGTGCCTACCAAGTCACCTTCTTTAGCATGACGACCTGTTGGTCCCCATTGTTTTGCTTTTTTCTGTCCAGCATCAAGACCTTCTGCCATATCTTCTTCCTGGTTCCTTGTCATAGAACCTACTACTTGTCCGGGCTTAACTGGTGCTTGTAAAGGTTTTTCATTTTGGAAGAAATCACGCATACTACTTAAGTCGCCCTCATCCATTTCATCTTCTTGCATGGGTTGTTCTGGTGCGGGTGCTGCCGGAGCAGGTTCTGCTGGGGGCGGGGGAGGTTCTACTGGAGCCGGAGCTGGTTGATTTCCTGCCTTAACCATATCAACAACTTCTTGCATTGCTGGGTCACGTGACAGTTCCATCCAGGCTAATACCGAATCCTTAGCATCAGCATCAGGATCTTTTTGTGATAATTGTTCTAATTTAGAATTTAGTTGGTCGTTATCAATGATACCAGCCAATTCGCTTTTAATAGTAATTGCATCAGGTCCAAAAGGTATCTGATTATCGGCACCCAATAATGTAGCTAAATTTTCTATTTGTGCTTTTGAATGTGGTCTCAATGCTTCATCAACAATATTGTTTGTCCATTCTTCTAATTCTTCAACCTCGTTCATTTCCATAACAGGTTTTGCAAACTTAGATAATATAGGTAATGCATTTTCAATTCTTGGATCTAGGCTGCTACTGATAAACATCTCTGCCAAATCATTAGTAGATTCATCACCTGCTTCTTCATTTAGTGTAGGTGTCCAACTTTCAAAATATGATTTATAGCCACGCTTACTTGATAGCTTGCGTAATGTCTCACGTATCTGTCCATAATGTTGAAATCCACTTTCAACTAAATGACTGATGCTTTCATTCGTATTATGTTTTGTGGCACGGCAAAAGCCTGCCATTGTATTGTATTCTTTAATTAAACTTGTGATATGTTTACCACGTTCATCGTATGGAGTATGCCCTTCAGCAATATTACGTGCGTGTACACGTGCGAGTCCAGGCATCTTTGTGTCTAATAAGAACTTCTCACCGGCTGCGTTTTCAACAAAGATACGTGCGATGTTACGGAAACGTTGTTCACCTTCTTCTAAAGCACGTGAATGCTGAATAATGATTTTAGTTTCTGCAATATTGTCGCTATAACTTGCCTTTTTACCTATTGGATAATAACCTTCATCCATTCGCTTAGTATGCTCTCGCTTAGCCATATCTCTTCCTAGTTTAGAACTATATACTTTTTGCGGTCTTAGTTGGTGACCAACTGCCCAACGATATAATCGTTTGCACAGGTCGTCAAATGATTCCTCACCCTGACCTTCAATAGAACGTCCTCTAGGACTGTCTTCTACTTCTTTGCTATAGTAGATAATGAGTTTACTTGTTCCATCAATACTAACATGAACCGGACCGTAATTTACACCGTCTTTAACAAAATCAAATCTGAAAACGTCAGCTTCATCCGCGACATCAACTTCTTTCCCACCTGAGGTAACGGGAACAGGATTATATTTGCTTAACTCATCCTCTAATTGGTTGTTTAATGATTCTTGTTTGATTGGCATGATAATTTATTTATCAAATATTAGCCCAAGACCGCAAAGAACGGTAAAGGTGGCAGAAATTCGTCAAAATCCTTGATTTGATTCTCTACGTCTAGCAAGAAACTGCTTAATTGTTGCATCATACGCACTACAAGTAATGTGGCCATGACCAAATCGTCTGTTTCCCCAATTTTAGCTGAGTAACTGCCGCCTAATGCTACAAATGTCTTTAATTCGCTTATTAATGCTTTGCTATTGATTTTCATTTTCTTAGTTTCAATCAAATGCTTAAATTTAGCACAGGCTGCAAGTTTGCTTTTTTGTGTAGTGTTGAAGCCTTTACGCTTCTTTACGCCAGATTCTGTAATCATTGTACCAGAGATATTGTGTTCTCCATATTCATTTAATGATACAAGCGCGGCTTCACCGATTGAATTGTTCTCTAAACTATAATAGATGTTGTTGGGCTCACCCGTGCAATCAAGTATATATTTGGTAATTTGCGTGATTAACTTAATTTGATCGGGTATAACTGTTTTATTGTGTTTCCATTCGCCAATTTGAGTTGTGGTAGTAGCATCAAATATTTGAATAGCTGAAGGATCCCCACCTGTACCAAGACTTGGATCAAGTCCCACAATATAGATATGCCCCTTGACTGGTTTCTCATACCAACGAATCTGTCCTTGTCTGAATAGTGGTTCAGTTCCTTCTAGGTCAATCAATGCACTTGGACTAATCAATGTTTCATCAGCAATAATGAATTCACAATTCATTTCACGACGGAATCTGTCTTCACCTAACTGTGCTTGTATCTCTTTAGCCCAAGCTTCATCACGTTCTGGATGTGCATGCCAAGTTGCTTTGTATGCACGGAAACCATTTACACCTAATTCAGTTTCATTACCATATTCATCTTCTGTTTTGTTTGCACCCTTCCAGATTAACGCAAATTGATCCTCGTCACTGTTAGGAGTTGAAGTGATAATCGCTTTACCACCAGTTGATAACGTAGGAGTAATAGACGTCCAGAACTCTTTTGCAATCGTAGGTCTCACGAATGCAAACTCATCAAGATATAACAATGAAATAGATAGACCACGACCTGTGTTTTCAGTAGTTGTAGCACTTACAATACGACTGCCGTTGTCAAAGTCCAATGATCCTTTGTTGTATGTTGTTACACCTGCTTTAATATGATTAGGACAGTTTTCATACGCATAACGAATACGTTGCATAATCTCCTGAGCACCTGCATACTTGTGCGCCGCAATAAGAATCGTACTGTCTGGTACAAACATTGCATACCAAAGTAGATATCCGGCTGCACTTGTTGACTTACCTGTTTGCCGAGCCATTAAACTAATACTGAAACGATATTTGTGATATGTTTCAATTAGTTTTTCTTGGAAGTCCCATGGATGATACAACATGCTACCACGTGTTGGGTGCTGTATGTAAAAGAAGTTATCCATGAAGTATAGATAACCCGTGTTAGGATCGCTACACTTGATAAAGTCATCTAATTCTTTATCCGTGTTAAATGTAGTTTTCACATAAGGCGTTTTTACTAAATTTGGTGTTCCGCTCATGTGACTATTTATAGAGTTTAAATTTTAAATTTTTAAAATTCAGTATCTAAATTAACAACAGTAATTGTACCATCAGATGTATGTGTCTTAGCGGCAACTTTTTGACCAGGAATAAAATCAAATATCAATGTTGCACTGTCTGGCATTGCTAGACTAGAAGTAGTTGCTGTTGGGTTTGTTCCAAATTCTATCCAGTGATGGTAACCTGTTAGTATTACAAGGATTTTATGTGCATCGATTGCAGTTGTTCTACTT